CGTGTAGATTTAATCCTGATTCTGGAGTAACTCCTATACCTACTTGAGTTGTTGATACGTATAATGGCGTTGTATTCCCTAAACCGTCTGTTATTTGTTTTGCTGTAGAACCTATTGCATCATTGTCTATTGACTTTAATAACGCATCATAGGTGTTTTTTATTTTCGTGCTTGTTAATGTAGCCATTATTGCTTTTTAAATAAGTTAATAATTTCTTTACGTTCCCCTCTTTTGGTTTGTAAATCTTCTTTATAATACCCATCCGTTAAATGTCGCATCTTTATCAGGATTAATATCCTCATTAGTATTACTTGTATATTCAGGAAATAAATTTTGATTATTAGCCATATAATCTATAAAGCGTCTTGTATAATATTCTGCAAATTCTCTTTCTTTATTTACTAAATAATCTACTTCATTTTTTGATACTGTTTCGCTATTTTCAGAAGAATGTTTAAATACGCCTCCGTTCTTTACTTGGTAAGCTGCAAAAGGTAAGTAATCAACCATAGCAAAGTGAATAAGCATAGGTTGTATATAAGTGTTTACTAAACTTAAATAATCTCCAGTTAAACTATCTGCTATAATATCACTACTAATCTTGTTATATAAATCAGAACCTAAATAATTCCTTACGTGTATCTGTTGAGCTATTTTTATAAATTGAATAAATTTATCTACGTCAACTGAACCATCTATGATAGTGTTTCTTTTTATGTCTATTGGTTTTATGAATAATGCTGTTGCCATATTTAATATTTTTATCTTGGATTTTTATAACCTCTATTATCCATATCAAAAGGTCTTGTTGCTACTTCTTTAGGATTCTTATATTTTTTAGCAGCAGAAGGCCCTTCAAATCTTGCCTCTTTTCTATCATCTAATGGTAAACTAGATATTATTTTTCTTGCTTTACCTACAGATATTTTCTTATTACCTTTCTTTAAATAAACTCTACGTAGCCAAACGTGTTTACAATTTGGGCCACCTTTATAAAGCCATATATTCATTTTCTCTCTACCCCCTACACCAAATCCAGGATTGTTATCTTTTTGACCTTGTAAATCTTCCCATCTATATACTTTACCTGCTTTACTAGCATTTACCATTTTTTTACAAAACTCTCTAGTATTAGATTCTATATCACCTGCGTAAGCATATCTTATTCTAAATAAACTTGAATCTTGTTTGCTCTTTTTTCTTGCATCTCCTGTAACAACTGTAGCAAATTCAAAGTAGTTTTTAATTTCATCTTCATTATCTCCTGCAATACTTTCATCAATCAGAATCCAATCATCACCCATTTCATCACTAATAGAAATTAAATCATCTGCTATTTCAGAATGTTCTTTGTCATTTAAGGTTTCACTTAATTTAACTCCTGTTTCTTCTTCTCTTGTTTCTTCATCTACTACGTGCTTAATTTCAGTAAACTCTAAAGGTTGTAATGTCTTAAAGTATAAATGAAGTGATATACTATTAAAAGCTAAGATTTTATCAAAGGCATCTATTAAAAGGTTTTGGAATGGTCGTATAACAGTATTGTCCATTAACGTAGAAGCTGTTTTAAGCTCGTCTGCATTGTTTCCTAACCCTGACTGGTCTTTGATACCTAAAAGCATCGGAGAAACGACCCTATGAGCTACCATTATCTTTTTAGTAGATTCTTCAGACAAGAATTGATATTGGTTATGTGCATCACTAAGTTGTACAGGTTCTATACTTGCAGCACTTTCTGCATTATCATTAAAAGCTAATATGAACTTACCTGCATTACTTGACCCACTAAACTTATTATATATTCTTTGTTCTATAAGACGTCTTTCCTCTGCATTAGGAGTACCGTTATTAAAGTTAATTAACATAGAAGGAGACATACCATTTAAGATGTTGTTTAAATGAAAATTAGATACTTCTTCTTCTAACTCTGCATATTGTAAACCACCTTGGTAATCTACAGGACTATAATAGTAGTATCCTGAACGATATGGTTTAACATATAGTATTTCTATAGCTTCATTACTCGTACCAAATGCAGGTATTCTTAAAGGTTTATCAGAAGGTTTAATTTTATTCCAATCTTTCCAATAATAATATCCCTCTATATCTCCTTTTTCATTACACTTCTCAGCTCTAAGTGTTTCTACTGGCATATGCTCAATCTGTGCTATCTTAGTTCTATCTTTAGAATAAATAACTTGTATAGCACATTGACCCATTAATTTTAAATCATATGATAATCTTCTTACGCTATCATTGTCAAATAATGAAATCATCTGTGCATATTGTTCTGGTTTTTTATTTGAATTAGTTGCATCTAATCCTTTACCATATATCATAGAAGATACTGCATTAATTATAGCATTATTTGTTGGACTTCCATTGTACCTGTCTATAAGATATTGGAAGTAGTTATTGTCCTCTCCGTAAGAAATCCAATCTCTATTGCTGACTTCTTTTATTTTAGGACTTGTGTAAGTACTTAAATTTACTATTCTTAAATCGTTCATATTATTATGTAATCGTTATCGTGAGAACCTGCTGTACTATCAAAAGTAAATTGACCATCATTAATAGAATAATAATCATTGTTACCTTGGTTTATAGTTTGGTCTGTACAGAATACTTTATCTTTGTATATTATATTAGAAGAAGTGTCTAATAATTCTAAGTCATATGTTCTACCCTCTTTTAATATTGAATTTCCTGAAGATGTATAAGCATTAGAAATACTTAAATAATTCCCATCTATTGTAGGCGTTACAGTAAAACTAAACTCATCATTTAATGAATTATCTCTTACATTTAAAGTAGTTGCAGAAGTAACATAACTTCTAGGTATAATCTTTATGACTTGAGCAGATGCACTTGTAGTAAGTTTCTTCATACTTATATATCGAAAAAAAAACAATATTTTGTGTTATAAGCAAAAAAAAAGAGGACATATAGTCCCCTTAATTTTTAACTCAATTATTTATTATCCGTTACTAGGAGTTGCAGGTGATATCTTAGCTGCATTTACATTTCCAGTAATATCAGTAGAATCTGCACAAAATGCAGGAGCTGATACTTCTTGAGCTGTTAAAGAAAGAGAGAATGAACTTGCATCTCCCATAGCAGCTCCACTTGTAAATGAGCCACCAGATACCTCGCATCCGTGTTCTCTACCCATTAAAAAGAAATTCCCATTATAATCCTCAATTACGATTTGTGGTCGTCCTAAAGCTATAATTTTTAATTCTTCTTGTGTTTTACTATCTAATAGTTGTAATGAAATATTTAAAGTTGTTTCAAAGAAAGTAGTACCGTTTTCTCTTGAGCTGTTTACTGCTGTCTCCATAGATGAACTACCTTTAAGGTCGTATTGGAAAAAGTCAGGTGAGCCACCAATATCTACTTTTTCTGCATCGGAAGAATTATCAGTAACAGTAAGACCATAATCAGCAAAGTAAACTGTTTTAAGTCCACCTACTGACGCTTTACAAGGTATGTTTCTTCCTGTTGTTAATGTACAAGCCATATTATTATAATTTTTATAAGAAAGGGTAAGTAGGTTTAACCCACCTACCCCTCTATGTTAAACAATTTATTAAGCTAATGTCAATAAAGATAGGTCACTTCCTATTCCATATTGTACACCTGCTGAGAATCTCATTACTACTCTTACGTTTTGAGAACCGTCAAGGTCAGACATATCTAATAACTTAACTTCGTTGTGGTCAGATAAAAGACCTGTACCAAAGTAAATGTTAGATTTTTGTCCTGCTACGATGTGATTTGTAGGCATACCTGGAGCTAATACAACTTCGATACCATCGAAAGAAAGTGCATTGCCTTGGTTGTACCATAATCCACCTCTATTATCAACACCAGAACCTCCTACGCCATTTGCAGCGTATCCTCCTAGTTGTCTTATATATGATTGCCAAGCGATTGTAGGAACGTAGATTTTCAAATCTTCTTTTCCATATACTCCTGAAGGAAGTGAATCTACTACGTTTTCTAATAAACTGATAATGTTAGTTGAACTGAAAGCAGTTTCACCACCGTTAGCTGCATCGTTAACGTCTCCGTCTGCTGCTGCTAATACTGTGATTCCGTCAAACTCACCTGCGTTACCATTTACACCACCCCAAATGTTTTGCTCATTCTTTTCTGCTACAAGACCTGCAACGTGACCAATCATAAAGTCAGAAAACTTTGGAGGTAATTTGTCATTCAAAGAACTATATCCCATAGAAATTGCTTCCCAATCTGAGATAAAATCTTTCTTACAAAGCTCTAAGTTTACTTGGAATTGCTCTGGTTGTAGGATTCTTTCTGTTAAAGTTACTGTTGCTGTGTCAGTAAAGTCACAAGAAGCATCTTTGATTACGTTAGAATCTGTTGCTACTTTTTTGATTACATCTTTAAACTTTACGTTAGGTTTAATTTCGATGTTACCTCTTTCTAATGTAGGAGAACTTAAAAGAGCAGCAGAAATATACTTCCCTGAAAACTCACCTGCATAAGTACTTGTTATTGAAACTGTAGTTGCCATAATTTAATTTAATTTTAAGTTTTATTAATTTTTATTTTAAAAGTTTGCTATTTTACTATATACTATATCTTTAGTTGTTAGATTTCTTTTGTTAGAATAAACAACTTTGTTTAACTCCTCTTTAGCTTCAGGAGAATGTTTAATAGGTTCAGAAGCAGGTTTTGATAGTTCTTCTTTTAGTGCTTCATCTTCTTGACAAGCAAGTTCTGTCATTTTTTGGGACATCAATTCTTCTTCCCTGTGCATTTCTTCTTTTTTACCTTCTTGCATTAACTCTTTGATTTCTTCTACCATAGATTTAATTTCTGCAAGTTCTTGTTTAGTAGCGTATTTATCTTCTTCTTTTAATTCTTCTTCTTCAACAACTTCCTCTACAACTTCTTCTTCTTCTTTGTCTTTGATTTCTGAAATAATACCATCTTCTTCAATTACTAACATTTTACCATCTTCCATTTCGTATTCTCCGATTGGTAAAGCTACTTTGTCGTCATCAGTCAAGATAAATACTTCTTGTCCTGATTCAAATGATTCTGCTTCTAAAACAGTACCATTTTCTAGTTTAGCTTGAGCAAGTTCTACTTTTTCTTCTGTAGATAATTCTACGCCCAAGACGTTTTTGATTTGATTTAACATTTCCATAGGTTTCATATTAATATATCGTATTTAGTTAATTATTTTGCATTTTTAAGCATCTCTATTTATACTCCCTATACCTTGTGCGTGTAATGAACCATCACAACACTTAATACTATAGGTTTCTTTATCCCAACAAAGACAAGCTCTGTTTCCACCTTGTGGACTTACATTATATGTAGTATCATCCATAGTTATTTTATTGGAATACAATTAGGTACTAATCTTCCGTTCTTTCTTTTCATTCCATACTGTTCATATCCTGATTGGCAAGGTGCTTTTAAAGAGTGCTTTTCACAAGGCATATACCATATCTTTCCTTCGTATTCGTGTTCGTGATATTTATCACATCCTAAGTCGTTTGCCATTTCCATAGCTTTCTCTTTTGTTGAATAAGCTAATCTATCGTCTATGATTGCATAATCCTCGTTTACTTCCATAGAAGCTAATTCTAACTCTCCAAATTCTTTAAGTTTTTTAGCTGCATATCTTTTGCCTGATAAACCTCCCCAAAGTAAATAAGATATAGTTCCACAAGCTTCTGTATCTGATTCGTTATAATATTCTTCTGCTCTTGACAAATAAGAATACATACGTTTTATAGTTTCTTTACTTATTGGTTTTCCTTGTGCTAATTGCTGCGCTCTAATCTTACCTACTTGTGTAGCACATTTATTGTTTACTTTTTTGTTAAGTTCTAAACCTCTTATTGCATTATTCTTAACTGTATTAGGATAATCGTTATATGATTCCATTATCATCTTCTTTCCACTCTTTGTTCTTTTATCACCTTTTATGATTCCTTTAATAGTTGATAATAACTCTTGTGCTTCTTCTTCTTCAATCTTTGCTAAGTCATTTATAGTTTTGTCTTTAGGTCTTTCCATTTTATCTACAAAGTACCCCTCAATACTAAACCCTTTAACTTTACCTGTTTTTACATAATCTTTCCATACATCTTCGTTGTTTACTTTAACCGTACCCATCCAAGTGCCTACAGGAACATTCATATCATACTTTCTAGATTTATCGTGTACATCATCCTCTACTATCCAACTTTCAACAAGAGACAAACCATTTAGAGAATATTGATGCTCTAAAGTTGAGTTGTTTTGATTGCCTTTCATTAAATACATTTGGGATGCTTTTAAAACCGTATCTTTAGAGAAGTATATATAATATTCATCTTCTCCACTCCTTCTGTATATAGGTTTGTTAGGGATTAATAAAGCTCCCATTAAGATTCTCTTTTCTTGATTGACTTCTGCTAATTTTATCTCATCACTTTTTAAAGCAACGAAATCTTCTTCGATTGCAGGATTCTCAACAATGCTTATTGCTTCAATTCCATTTAGCTCCTCATTTTCATCTAAAATAAGTTCTACTATCTTCATAATTATATATCGTTTTAAAGTTTATATTTTGTATTTTATTATATAGAAGCTCCTTCTACAATATTTCTATCTAATTCTTGTGAAGTAGTTACATCATTACTAACTACAAACGCTTTAACAGGTTGCTGTTGTTGTCCTCCTATTGCTTCTGCTAATTGATTAGTTCCTGAAGCTCCTACTATATTAAATGCAGGAGGTGCAGAACCAGTTGGTACTTGTGGAGTTTGTACAGAACCACCACCACCTCCACCTGCTCCAAGTGAGGATGCTACAGATTTACTTTTTCCTACTGCAGCACTAATAGAACTTACAATACCAACAGCTTGTAAAGCGTAAGCAATTAACATAGGTATGTTTTGTGGAAATCCTATTTTTGCAGTTTGTGCAGTACCTTCTGCAACTGCAGCACTAGAACGAGCAGCTACTAAAGTAGAAAAAGTGATTGTCTTTCTTGCTTCTTGTATCATCTCTTGTGCAGCCATTACTTGTTTAGCTATAAGTGCTGCTTTTCCTGCTGCCGATTCTGCTCCAAATAAAGCTATAGCTTGGTCAACTGCACTTTTCTTAGCAGCAGTTCTTCTGTTTTCAATATCTATATCCATTTGAAGAATCCTCTCTTTTTCTTCTTCTACTTTTTTAGCATTTTCTGCATCTTCTTCAGCTTTTACTTTTGCTGCTTCAGCATCTTTTTCATCTTTGACTTTTTTCTTTTCAGCGTCTATTGCCTCCTGTTCTTCTTTGGCTAATCTTGCTTCATCTTCAATAGCTTTTAATGCTGCTGCTTCTTCTGCTTTAAGTGCTATAGTTTGTGATGTTACCTCTTTTTGTTTTGTAAGTTTAGCAGTTTCTAAATTAATAAGCTCTGCTTTCAATCTAGCTTCTTCGTCTAAATCTTCTTTAGTAGATTCTGACAATGAGTTTTCTAATTGTGTTGCTTCTAATCTAAGTTTAGCTGCTTGTATTTCTTTGTTCGTTATTTCTTCTTCTAACCTACCTGCTTCTTCTAAAAACGCTATTCTTTCTTCTACTGTAAACTTTTCTTTATTTACTGCTTTCTCTAATAAATCTGCTCTTGTTCTATCTGCCTTTGCTCTTTCTACTTGTAATTGTCTTTCTGCTTTATCTGCTTTAGCTCTCATATCAGACAACTCTCCTGCAATAGCTATTTCTTTACGAGTTTCTTCTCCAAAGTTCTTTATTCCTTCTGTAACCTTAGCTATAGATTCTGCAGCTTCATCAAAATTTAAGGTAATTACAGACAATATAGCATTACCAAAGTTTCCAAGTATGTCTGTTACGTTTCCAATAACTACTGTAATTTGATTGAGCCATTTAGCAAATTTATTTTGTCCTTCTTCTGAATTAGTTAGAGCTGTAGCTACTGAAGTAATAGCTAATGCAATAACACCAAATAAACTAGCTTTTAATAAACCGTTTACAGTCATTAAACTTTTAGCAAAACTCTTAACTGATTTTAATGCACCTTTAAAGCCAGATACTAGACCATTAGTCATTTTATCTCCTGCATCATCTATTGCAGTCATATCCTGCTCCGTCTGTTGTAAATCTTTATTTAAATTTTCAACTTGCTTTTCTGCTTCTGCACTTTTTACATCTATATCTATTACTACTTTTTGAGCCATTTTATTTCTGTTTTTATTTGTTTAAATGTTTCCTTAAATGTTTCAGGAAGCTTATACTTGCCTTGTGCTATTCTTATATTTTCTGTATCTCCTTTTACTAATTGGAGTAATTCTAATATGTTTTTTATCATACTTCGTTTAATAATTCTAGTTGACTTTCTCCTGTTTTTAAATTTGTTGTTATGCTGTTTATTTTGTAACTTCTGTTTCTTACTATGAATCTATCTGCAAGAGTATAGTTTCTTAATATCTTTAATGGTAAAAATGCTTTCATTTTTGTTAATCTTCTTTTAGTGTTGAATACATCCTCTATATAAGTTTTATATAAATCCTCAAATAAAGTACCAGAGAAGTTACCACTAGGTTGCCATTCGTTTGTTTCTAATCCAAAGTGTAAAGCAGTATCGTCTGTACTAGAATCTAATGCTACTGAATTACTTGGTATATAATATCCTGTATAACTAGATTCAGGGACTTCTGTTTCATTAGAAGCATCTGGTAAGAAAGATATAGTTTGTGGACTAGAGTTATTATATATTGCATAAAACAATAATGGTTCTCCTTTTATTGGGTCTAAGTTTTCATCAATCATATATCCTACCTGTACGTTCTTAATAGTTCCACCTGTACCGTCTGTTAATCTCTCATATTGCATATGTTCAAAAGGTACTTCTATCTTATATATACCTCCGTCAAGTGCCTCACTATTATCATAATTTAAAGACCCCCATTCACGGTTGTTTATTTGATTAAATACAGATGCTAATAATGATTTAGTGCTTTTAAAACTAAATGATATTTCTTTATATGGTAAAGCTAAATCTACTTGACTTTGTTTTATATCAACGTAATCATCTATTTCATAGCTTGTACCTGAGGCATAGAAGTTGTCTAAAGTTTCTACTTTGATAGTACCATCATCTTGAGTAAATGCAGTTAGATTGAACATACGGAATAGTCCTGTAAGGAAATCTATAACCTTAATTTCAGGTACATTCTGAGTAGGTTGGAATTGTATAATTTGTACTATTGATATATTAGTTGCTGATATTGTTTGTTCATTAGGTTCTGCAGGTGTTGATATATCATCAAATCCTAAAGTAAATGTATTAAAGGTCACAGAACTATTACTTCTAACAAAAACAGTTAAATTACCATCTTCTAAAGAACCTATAAAAATCATATCTAAAGCAGTTTGGTTTCCAGTTATTCCAACAACAGAAGAAAATAAATTACCGTTTCTAAATATAAGTACATCATAGGTTACAGAAGTATCACTCATCAAAGTAGTTAAACTAATATTAGTAATTTTTCTTTCTACTGTTAATGTTTGTCCTAGTATATCACTAGATATATAAACAGGACTTGGAGTAGCTGCAAAGCCAGTAACTTGTGAAGTAAAGGTTTGGTCGTCTTGTATTAGATTCCCTTTTTTTCTTTGCATCCATAAATATAGATTGTGATACCTATCATTTGTTGTATTGAAAAAATCTGTAGAAAAACTTAATCCATATTCGTTCTCTATTGCTTTTATAATTAAGTGTACTCTTATTCCATATTTTAAATCAGACCACAATACTCCGTGATGGTGAGTTCCTCCTCCAGTATGATATGCTAAGTTAGGAGTATCTGCAACGTGTGTTGTAGAATCATAATACAATCTTTGTGAATGTGATATTAAAGGAGCTATAATAGCATCTGAGTAAGTAACACTATCAACTACTTTATCATAACCTGATTGTAATCTTAACAATACTTCAGTAGCATCATAATCTATAGTAAAGTTATTTAGCCACGTTAAAGCATCTAAGTTATCTTCTCCTAACAAATCTTTTAAATCTACCGTGTTACCAAAGAACGTAATTCTATAAGCATATGGCTTATTGTTCTTCATATCTACTCCTTCTAGTTTTATCTTACCTTTTTCAAATGGCATATAGTTAAGTTCTATTGTGGAGTTCTTCTTTATTCTTGCATCGAATCCATTGACTATATCATAATTGTAATAATGCTTAAATATCTTATTATTGTCTTTAGATGCAGGTAGTGAAAAGGTCTTAGTAAAGTTTGTAAATATCTTACCTATGTCTCTTACATTTTGAATTGTCTGAGTTAACGAAACAGATTCATCTTTGAACATATCCATTCTATTGCCTTCAATATATAACTGAATATTTTGCATTATCTAATGTCATTTATTTTATTAAACGCATATTGGAAATCTACTGTATAATTAATCAATCTATCATTTACTGATTTCTTGAATTGTAAACTTGACGTGTTTAAACTTACTGGGAGTACTTCTGTGCCATTATCTACCCACACTTGTTCACTTAGCATCATTTGTTTTATAACCTCGTTAAAACTCTCTTGTATGAATCCTGTGTTCATTGTTATAGCTTCTTTACCTGTGACGTGAAACTGTCTTATTTGGTGTTTCTCAGTATTGTATGTTGGGTCGTTTGTGAAGTCCATTAAGTTTCTTTTGTAATTATCAGATTTGGTATTTATACTATCTACTGACTTTTTATAGAAAGGCATAATCTGTAATGCTCCAAACTTGTTATAAAAGATTACTTGTAACTCTTGGAATTTAGGTTCGCATACTGCCTCTAGTGTAATGGTTGTTACTTGTGATGTTCCTACTGAGCTTGTTATTGTTATTGTAGCTCCTGTTGTTAAAGTATCTGTAGGAGTAACTCTAATAT